TCGATTTAGAAAAAAAATAGTATATCCCCCCTTAAAAACGACCCTGGGGGCTGATTTCAAATACCGATGTCCCCACATCAATTTTCCTCCGCATGAAAAAATCAGAATGGGAGGGGGGTTATTTAAAATAATTTACGAACAATTAGAGAAAGAAAAAAAGATAAAACAAGAGGTAAGCAGATTAAAGAAAAACTATAAAGATTTAGAAAAAGAAAAAGTTAAAATTTTGGATGGGTTAGTAAATGAAGCAGCTTTTTTAAAAATATCTTTAGAAGAAACTAGAGAAATTTTGACAAAAGAGGGTTTGACTGAAATTTTCAAGCAAGGCAAGCAGGAATTTGAAAGGGAAAGACTTCAAGTTAAGATATATTTAAATTTTATGAAACTTTATTCTAATGTCATGAAGCAACTAATTGATATTATTCCAAGCGATATGAAGCAGGAAGAAGAGGACGAACTTATTAAGTTTATAAAAAAAGGTAGACTTAATAAATGACCTACATTGAAGAGTATTATCAAAAAATATTAAATGGAGAAATAGTTGCTTGTAGCAGAATTAAGCAGGTGTACAAAAAGCTTGTCCAAGACCTATATAATCCAAAAGAAAATTGGGTTTTTGATGAAGAGCTTGCTAATAGACCTATCGAGTTTATAGAGACTTTTTGTAAGCAAGCACAAGGTAAGTTGGGCGAACCTTTGAAACTTGAATTATTCCAAAAAGCTAAACATCAAGCTGTGTGGGGTTTTGTTGATAAAGAGACTAGGTTTAGGAAATATCAAGAAGTACTTGATATTCGGGGTCGTAAAAATGGCAAGACTACAGAATTGGCAGCGGATGAATTATTTATGTTAATTGCAGATAATGAAGGTTCGCCAGAGGTTTATAATATTGCAACTAAATACGAACAGGCACAAAAAGGGTTTAAAGAGTGCTACAAAATGGTACAGCAATCTAAAATTTTATCTAAGCATATTAAAAAAAGAAAATCAGACCTCTATTTTCACGCTAATTATGGTTTTTTACAGGCACTTGCTAGTAATAGTAATGGGCTTGATGGATTAAACTCGCATATGGTAACTATAGATGAATTAGCAGCTATAAAAAATAGAGATATTTACGACCTAATGAAACAGTCTATGGGTGCAAGAAATCAACCCCTTTTAAATTGCATTACCACAAATGGTTTTGTTAGAGAGGGCATTTTTGATGCACAATATGAGTATGCTTGTAATGTCTTAGATGAAAAAATAAAAGATGATAGATTCATAGCTTTTATTTATGAGCTAGACGACAAGGACGAATGGGATAGAGAAGAATGCTGGATAAAAGCTAATCCAGGTTTAGGCACTATAAAAAAACTTGATTTTTTAAGAGACTGTGTTAATAAAGCTAAGACAGACCCAAGTTTTAAGCCTACTGTCATGGTAAAAGATTTTAATATGAAAGAAAACTCTGCGACTGCTTGGTTGAGGTGGGATGAGTTAAACAATGAAACTAAATTTAATGTAAATGAAATGGAATTTAGATATGGAATAGGTTGTTTTGACTTAGCTGAAACTACAGACCTAGCATCTGCTAAAGTTTTATTAAAAAAAAGATATGATGATAATATTTATATACTTTCTATGTATTGGGTTCCGTCTGAACGATTAGAACAAAAAGTTGATGAAGATAAAATACCATATGATTTGTGGGAAAAACAAGGTTTGTTGAGGGTATGCGAAGGAAATAAAATAAATCCATATGACATTTTATTATGGTTTAGAGAAATTAAAGAAGAACATGATATTTATATTTCCTGGATTGGATATGACCCTTGGCATGTTGATTCAAGTTTACTTTTAGCTTATGAAAATGAGTTTGGAAAAGATGCAATGATTAAAGTTAGGCAAGGAGTTTATACTCTATCAGCTCCTATGAAAGAACTAAGAGCTGACTTGAAAGCTAACAAAGTTATTTATAATAATAACTCTATTGATAAATGGTGTCTTAGTAATACAGAAATAAAAACAGATATAAATGGAAATATACAGCCAATAAAAGGTATGGACAGAAGACGACGCATTGATGGAGCTGTTTCTTTAATCATAGGCTATGTTGTTCTGAAAGAAAAAATGTCAGAATATGAAAACATGATTTAAATAAGGGGGGTGAAAAATGAACATATTTAAATCTAAGAAGAAAAATAAAGAAGCTACTGAAAGAGTTACGATAGAACTTATTTCAGATTCGGGAAACGGGTTTTATAGTTGGCATGGTAACTTATATAGAAGTGATATTGTAAGAAGTATTATACGACCGAAGGCTAAAGCTGTTGGTAAAATGACGGCTAAGCATATTAGAAGTAATGATACTGAATTTAAGACTAATCCAGAAATTCATATTAGATTTTTACTTGAAAATCCAAACCCATTTATGAGTGGTCAAATACTCCAAGAAAAAATGATTACTCAATTGGAGCTTAATGGTAATGCTTTTGCTGCGATTATTAAAGATGATTATAATATACCAGTTCAAATTTATCCTCTTAATGCTTTGAATGTTGAAGCTATTTATGAGAATGAAGTTTTGTTTTTGAAATTTTCTCTTAGGAATGGGAAAGTAGTTACTTATCCATATTCAGATATAATTCATTTAAGAAAAGATTTTAACGAGAATGATTTATTTGGAACATCTCCAGCTAAAGTGCTTGAGCCACTTATGGAAGTTGTAAATACAACAGACCAGGGAGTTGTAAAAGCTATCAAGAATAGTAACACAATCAAATGGCTATTAAAATTTAAAACAGCACTTAGACCTGACGACATAAGGAAAGAGGTTAAGGAATTTGAAAAAAATTATTTGCAAATAGACTCGGATGCTGGAGGCGCTGCTGCAACTGATTCGAAATACGATGCTGAACAGGTCAAAGCTGAGAGTTATGTTCCTAACGCTGCACAAATGGATAGAGTTGTACAACGTTTATATTCGTTTTTTAATACAAATGAGAAAATAGTTCAAAGTAAATATACTGAAGATGAATGGAATGCTTATTATGAATCTGAAATTGAACCAACTGGATTACAATTATCTAATCAATATACTGAAAAACTCTTTACTAGAAAAGCTAGGAGTTTTGGAAATGAGATAATTTTTGAAGCTTCTAATTTACAGTATGCAAGTATGTCCACTAAATTAAACTTAGTCCAAATGGTTGACAGGGGTTCACTTACTCCGAATGAGTGGCGTAAAATAATGAACCTTTCCCCAATAGAGGGCGGGAACAATCCCGTTCGCCGCTTGGATACTGCTGTTGTGGAAGGGGGTGAGTAAAAAATGACTAATGATAATTTAAATGAGTTTTTAAAAATTAAAAATTCAACAGAAACAAGTTCGAGCCTTTATTTTTATGGAGATATTGTTTGTGACGAGTGGGATGCTTGGACAGAAGAAGACCAGTACCCGCTTTCAATTAAAAATTTTTTAGCAACTGAACAAGGAAAAGATTTAAATATATATATTAACTCTGGTGGTGGAAGCGTATTTGCAGGCATGGCAATATACAACATGCTAAGAAGACATAAAGGATTTAAAACTGTTTATATTGATGGTGTTGCTGCAAGTATTGCAAGTGTTATAGCTTTAGCAGGCGATAAAGTTGTAATTCCACAAAACGCTTATTTTATGATTCATAAGCCCTGGATAGGGCTAATGGGAACTTATAATTCAGACAAATTAATTAAGGCAGCGGAGGATTTGGACAGAATAGAGGAAGGTATCTTAAATATATATCAAGAGAATTTAAAAGATGGAATTAACATTGAAGAAATAAAAGAAAAGCTAAGAGAAGAAACTTGGTTTACTGGTAAAGAAGCATCGAATTATTTTAAATTTGAAGTTGGTGAGAAAAAAGAAGTTGTTGATTGTGTGAGTGATTATTTAAATAAGTATAATAAAATACCTTATGTTTTAAAAAATAAAACAGATAAGACTGGTAATGAAAAAGAAAATAATAATAAAAAAAGAGTTCAGATGAAACTGAACTTATTAAAATTAGGAGGGTTAAATGACTAGAGAAGAGTATTTCAAAAAAAGACAAGAAATGATAGACGAAGCGCAAAAATTACTTGATGATGAAATTGGAGAAGAAGGAACAGGAGAAGAAAAGACGGAAGAAGCTGAAAAAATAGCTAATAAGATAAAAGCATTAGACGAGGAGTATGAAAGAAATGTAAAAGCTAGGGCGAATTTAAGAGCGTTGCAGGACGATTTTAAAGTCGACCATGCTATTTTTAATTTAACTAATAACAAAGGAAAAATAGAAGGGATAGGAGATACTATTATTGAAGATGAGCAAGAAAAATATGAAAATGCTTGGATTAAAAAAATGCAAAATAGAACGCTGGATTTAAATGAAAATGAAGTATTATCTAAAGTAAATATGAAATATAAAAATGAAATAAGAACAACAAATAGTGATGCTATATTGATTCCGGAAACTATTTCAAAAGGTATTTGGACTGAAATTGAAAACTTATATCCTTTGTTTGGAGATACTTCTCCGACTTTCGTAAAAGGTGATTTTGTAATTATCAAAGAAGAAAATAGTGGTGATGATGCTAGTTGGTATGATGAGACAACATCTATTAAAGAAGATGGCTATACTCTTGGCGAAATAACTTTAAGAGGGTGTGAGCTTGCAAAAGATATAACAACATCTTTCAAGATAGAAAATATGGCAAATGAGGATTTCGTACCATATATAAGTAAACTTTTGGCTGAAAAGATGGGTGCTGCACTAGCTAAAGCGATTTATAGTGGAAAAGGGAAACCAGGTTCAAGAGAGTCTTTTGTAGCAGAGCCAAGAGGTATTAAAACAGCTTTGATGGCGGAAGTTGAAAAGCCGCAAATAATTGAATACACTGATAGCATTGGTTACTCTGATTTAACTAAGTTGATGGCTGTCTTAGGAAAATGGGGTAATGGAGCTTGTATCTATGCTAATAACACAACTATTTGGACTCAACTGGCAGAAATAAAAGACTCAATGGGTAGACCTTTGTTTATTCCAGATATGGTTAATACTGAGGGAGTAGGTAGAATTTTAGGAAAAGTGGTTAAAGCAGATGATAGCATAAATGATGGTGAAATTATAGCTGGGAATGTTTCAAGAGGATATGCTATAAATATAAATAAGGACGTTGCTTTAGACTCTCAAAGAGATAAGAAAAAAAGAACTATAGATTTTATATCATATTGCATAGTAGATGGAGATGTTATAAGTAATAAAGCTTTTGGTATGATAGTTAAAAAAGCTAGTGAAGTTTCGGAGTAGGTGTTTTGAATGATTGTAACATTAGAAGAAATAAAAGAATATTTAAGATTAGAAGCAGATTATGAAGAAGATGATAATCTGCTTTTATCTTTTTTAAAAGCAGCGGAAGAAGACTTAGAAAACCGAACAGGGAAAGTTTTTAATGAAAATAACAACTCTGAACTTGTTAGTTTGTATGTAAAAATGTATGTTGCAGAGCAATATGAAAAAAGAGGTGCAACAGAAAGTAATAGCGAAAAAGTTAGATTTGTTTTAGAAAATATAATATCTCAAATTTCTATATGCAGCAGGTACTAAAATGAATGTTGGAAAATTAACTCAGAGAATAGAAATACAAATTTATGGAGAAATTGAAAACGACATAGGAGAAATTACAAAAGGATGGTCTACGTATAAAAAACTTTGGGCTAACAAATCGTTGCTTAGAAATAGTAATAATTATGTGTTAGATAAAGAAAATATAGAGTATTCTTACAGATTTAAAATAAGATATAGAACTGATATAACAGAAGCTATGAGAATAGTTTGTAATGATGTTATCTATGATATAAAACATGTAAACAGCATAAAAGAGTTAAATAAGTATGAAACGAATATTGATTGCATTCTCTATAAGGAAGGTGTTTACAATGAGTAGTACAGATTTTAATACAAATGGCTTAGATGATTATACTAATAAGTTATTTAGACGCATAACAAAAGAATACCCTAAAAAAGCTGAAAAGCTTATGAATGTTAGTTTAGGAAAATGTAAAGGGGAAGCTATTGCCAGGACTCCAAAGTCAGATAAAAAGCCTAAGAAATATAAAAGAGCTAAGCACATGAAGGATAATTGGAAAACTAAAGTGCAGTCTAAAAATGGGAATTTTGTAGGGGTTTTGAAAAATGATTCTCCACATGCACATCTAATAGAGAATGGCTGGGTGACAAAAAATGGGGGATATGTTGAAGGAACACATATGTTGCAACAAACCATGGAGCATCAAAGGGCAAAAATCGATAAAAGAATAGAAAAAATGGTTGACGAAACCTTTAATCTTTAGAGGGGGTAAGAGTGTTAAAAATTGTTTCTGTAAAAAAAGCTATAGTTGAAAAGCTTAAGTCTTTAAATATAAAAATAGTAGCAAATGAAATAAGAAGCGGGTTTGAAAAACCTGCTTTTTTTATTCAAATTATTCCTATTGAAATGGCTAGCGACCCAAGTTTTTCAAATAGTACATTACTTGTTAATATACATTATTTTTCTAAAGAAAAGACAGAATTAGAAAATTTAAAAATGATTGATAAGCTTAATATATTATTTCAAGATTGTATTCTAGAAATTGATGGGGGCGAATTGACTATAGAAGAAAAAAGTGTAGAAATATATGAGAATGTTTTACAATACAAATTTAATTTGCAAGTAGTTGAAATTATAGAAGAAGACGAAAGCAAGTATGAGTTTATGGAAGAGCTTGAAATGAATATTTAAAAAAGGAGGTTTTATTTTGGGATTACCAAGTGCGATAATTGAGTTTCAAAGACGTTCAAGGACTGTTAAATTTAGAAGTCGAAGAGGTATTGTAGCTTTAATACTTAAAGATTCAACAGCTATAAAGAAATCTTATTCTATCGATTTTTTAACGGATATAAATGAAACTGAATTTACAAAAGAAAATTATGATTATATAAGGCTTGCATTTTTAGGAAAACCTAGCAAGGTTATTATTGAAGTTATTAATGATTCAGTTGATTCTGAAAGGACTTTAGATGATGCTTTGAAAGCTTTAAGGGAGAATAAATTTAACTATTTAGCTATTCCTTGGGTAAGTGAAGATGCTGACAAAACTAAAATAGTTAATTGGATAAAGACATCTAGAAGGGAAAAAGAGATATACAAAGCTGTGCTGCCAAGCGTTGCTAATGCTAACGAGAAGGCGATTATAAACTTTTCAACAGCAGGAATAAAAGTTGGCGAAAAAGCTTATACAACAGCAGAATACACAACTAGAATTGCAGGCATTTTGGCGGGCATATCACTTTCAGAAAGCTGCACATATTTTGTTTTAGATGAAGTTACAGAGATAGAACCTACTGAAAATCCTGACGAAGCTGTAGACGAAGGAAAACTAATTTTAATAAATAATAATGGAATAAGGATAGCCAGGGGTGTGAACTCTTTAGTAACTTTAAGTAAAGAAGATACAGAAGACTTAAAGAAAATAAAAATAGTTGAAGCTATTGACATGATACAGGACGATATTCTTCAAACCTGGAATGAGAATTACGTTGGAAAAGTAACTAACAAATATGATAATAAAGTATTGTTTCTATCTGCTATAAACAATTATTTTAAAGAGTTACAGCGTGATGAAGTTCTTGATAATAGTCAAGAAGCTTATGCGCAGATAGATATAGAAGCGCATAAAAAATATCTGAAAGAAGCGGGAATTGATTATAGTGAAATGACTGAACAGCAAATAAAAGAAGCTAATACGGGTTCTTATGTTTTTATAGAAGGAAACATTACTGTTACTGACGCCATGGAGGACTTGAAATTTAAAATATATATGTAAAGAAGGTGAGTAGATGGGCAAGGAAAATGTCGTAGGAAGTAGTCAAATTTCCGGCACATGGGGAAAACTTTGGTGGGACGGAACTTTAATCGCTGAGGTGCTTAGCTTTGAAGCTAAAGTTACAGCAAATAGAGAAGAAGTTCAATTTGGAATGAGTAAAGATTCTAAAATAACATCACTAAGCGGTGAAGGAACTATAAAGCTTGGAAAAGTATATTCAAGAGGAAAGAAGAAATTGCTAGAAGCTTGGAAGAATGGAGAAGACCCACGGAGCACACTTACAAGTAAGGTAAAAGACCCTGGAACACCTGGAAAACAAGCAGAAACAGTCACAATTAACAACGTGTGGTTTAATGAACTAGCTTTATCACAGTTTGAAAAGGGCGGAAAAATCGAAGAAGAGCTAAGCTTTGGATTTACACCAAACGATTCAGACGTGATGGACGAAATAGACGAAATTTAAAGGATAGTTTTTACTATCCTTTTTTTATATAATAGGAGGATTTTAAAATGGATAATAAAAAAGAAATGGTAACAATAGAGGATATTTTAAGAAGAAAAGAATATTTTGCAAAGAAAAGTGAAGAAACCAAGCAATTATATATTCCTTCGCTTGATGGAAATATAGAGATTTCAAAGCCGGACAGGATGTTGTGTCTTGATGCAATAGAAATGGAAGACGCAGTCGAAGGAGATAAATATTTTGTATATGAAATTGTTAAAAGTCCGAATTTAAAGAGCGAAAAATTGCATGCTGAATTTGGATGTAAAGATAACCCACTTGATATAGTCGATGTATTATTTGAAGCAGGTGAAATTACTGATATTGTCAAGATTGCAACAAAATTCGCAGGGTTTGGGGTTGTAGAGGAAATAGAAGACTTAAAAAACTAATTAAAAGCGATGTGGAAATGCAAATGATTAGTCATTATCTAGAAAAAGGTGTTGATTTAGATAAATTAACTAATTTATCTATGATAGAAAGAAATTTTCGCATCGCTTGCATGTTATATGAAGAAGAAGAAAAAATAAAACTTATTTCTGAGCTAATAGGTGCTATGTTTGGAGGTGTAAAAAATGGCTAGAAGGCATATAGGTGCAGTTATATCTCTAAAAGACAATATGAGTGCGACCATGAGGGGAATTAGAAGAGAGCAAAAACAATTTCAAAACGAGGTTAGACGGACACGTAACGAGATGCGCTCGGCAAGTAGAGAGCGTATGCGCATAAGGATGGATGCAACTCCTGCACACAGGACTATACAAGATTTAAGGCGAAAACTTGCACCTCTTCGTACTAAACTTGTGAAAGCAGTTGTTATAAAAGATTTAGCGACTGAAAAGATAGAAAGAATAAAATCGAACGTAAAATCTTTTGGAAGATTTATTGCAAGACCTGCTATAAAGCTTAAAGACGAAACGAAAGGAATGATTGATAAAATAAAAAATCGACTTACTAGTTTATCAACTATAGTTCCAATTGGTGCTGCGGTTGGTGCTGCGGGTATGGCTGTTAAAAGTGGTATGGAACTAGAACAACAACAAATAAGTATGCGTCATTTTATGGGAGTTGGAAACAAGGGGAAATCTAGCAAAGAGCTTGACGGAATGAGCACAAACTATTTAAAAGATTTAAGAAATAATGCAAATGCGACACCATTTGAAACTGGAGAAGTCATATCAGCGGGAACTCGTTCTTTGCAAATAGCGGGTGGAAATACAAAAGATGCTATGCAAATGGTTAAACTAGCAGAGGACATGGCGGCACTAAATCCAGGCAAGACCGTTGGAGATGCTATGGAAGCACTTGCGGACATGAACATTGGAGAAATGGCAAGACTTACGGAGTTTGGAGTTAAGGCAAGCAGTACAGACGATCCAAAGGAAGTACAAAAGAAACTTGAAACAATGTATGCAGGAGGAGCAAATAAGCTTGCTGAAAGTGGTTCAGGGCTACTTTCTACGATAATGGGTAAGTTAAAGTCTAATATCGCAGATATTGGGCTTGGCATGTTAGAACCTCTTAAACCGGTTATGGCTGGTCTAATTGGATTTATAGACCAGGCGAGTCCTAAAATACTAGAAGTAGGTACAAAAATAACAAGTGGTATAGGAACAGCAATAGGATGGTTTCAGCAGCAAATGCCAACGCTAGCACCTATTTTTCAGACAGCATTTAGTGCTATATCTTCAACTGCATCAACAGTTGCACCAATAATCGGGCAAGTTATAAGTGCGTTAGCTCCGATTTTTATGGGATTACTTTCTGTTGCATCGTCTGTTTTATCAGGAATTGCCTCTGCTGTCAAAACTGTAGCTCCTGTTGTAAGCACTTTGATTTCTGGGTTTTCGCCAGTTTTTTCAAATGTTGGAAGTGCTTTAAAATCTATGGGTAAAATTTTTAAAAATATTTTTGATAGTGTTATGAAAATAGTTAAAAAAGCGTCTGATTTCATAAAACCATTGCTCAGTGGAATAATAGGTGCAACAAAAGGCATTAGTGATGGAGTTAGTTGGGTTGCTGGAAAACTGGCTGGAAATGCAACTGGAACGAAATATTGGTCGGGCGGACTTTCTGTCGTAGGTGAACATGGACCCGAACTTGTATCTATGCCGCGTGGTAGCAAGGTTTTTACAAATGCAGAAAGTAAGTCTATGATTAATAAAAGTATTCCTAACTTACGACAAGTGCAAGGTGGGAATACAAATTACAATATAACAATTCCTAAAATCGCTGAAACAGTAATCGTAAGAGAAGATGCTGACATTGAAAGAATAACATCAAGCTTAATAAAAAAAATACAAATGGCGAAAATGGGCGGTGTTGTTTAATGGAAATGTGGCTTAGACAATCGAATGATGCTTTTAGATTCCCAATACTTCCGACCTCTTTTGAAATAAGTGGAAGCATAAATACAAGCACAACAAATGTACTAAAGCTCGGAGAAGTAATTGTCTGTGGTGGTACAGGACTTAGAACAACAGAGATAAATAGTTTTTTTCCAAGTAAACAATATCATTTTTGCAATTATAAAGATTTTCCACAACCATATGATTGTGTAAATAAATTGAAAAAGTGGATGGAGCAGGGGTTAATTTTAAGGTATATAATAACTGAAACTGATGTGAATATGGAGGTTATTATTGAAAGCTTCAAACATGGCAAGCAGGATGGTACAAACGATGTTTACTTTACATTAAGTTTAAAAGAATATAAAAGAATACAGATACCTAAAGTAAGCATTAATAATGATGAAAGGTTATCTTCTGTAAAAGATGTGCCAATCACAAAAGGTTTTGAAACTAAAAAACAAAGAACTCATAAGGTAGGTAAAGGTGACAGTCTTTGGAGTTTGGCAAAAAAATATTATGGTAATGGGGATTTGTGGAAGAAGATTTATGATGCAAATAAAAAATTAATTAAAAATCCAGATATTATAAAAGATGGTTGGGTATTGGTAATTCCATAGGCTGGAGGTGATTTATAATTAACAATATAAAGTTAAAAGTACACATAAAAAATGGCAATATCTATGATATAACTGATATAGTTGAGAAAGTAACTTGGAGTGGTGATTATAAGTCACCATCAAGGACATTAGAGTTTTCTATAGTACAGTCAGCTTCTGATGTTAACTTCCAACAAATCAATATACCTATAGCTAGTACAGTTTGTTTTTATGTAGATGATAAAGAAATCTATCGAGGAATGATAATTAATAGGTCTAAAGACTCTAGCAACAATAGTATTAGTTTTGTATCTAAAGATATGGGGTTTTTACTTACTCAAAGTGAAGTATCATACAACTTTAAAGATAAATTAGTTGAAGACATTGCAAAACAAGTATTTAATGATAATAAACTTGCAATCGGAAACATACCTAAGACTAATGTTAAATATACTAAGATGTTTATTGGTGTAACTGGTTATGACACTATAATGAGTGCATATACAGAAGCAAGTAAAACTACAAAGAAAAAGTATATGATAGAAGCCAATTTAGATAAGTTTAATGTTATTGAAAAAGGAATTGTTACACTAAATGTCATGTTTGAAGAAGGTTCTAATCTTATAAATACAAGCTTTTCAGAGAGCATGGAGAATGTAAAAAACAAGGTCTTAGTAGTAGACCAGTACGGCAACAAGATAAGTGAAAAGGTCAATGATGAGATTTTTAAGGACGTTGGAATAATAATGCAAAAGGTTATACAGCAACAAGAAAATCAAACAATAGATATAGATAGCGAGTTTAAGGGAATAGAGCAGACTTGCAATCTGAAAGGATATGGTGACGTAAGTTGCATAACTGGTAGAGGTGTAAAAGTTAAGGACAGCTATACAGGTCTTACAGGGCTATTTTATATAGACACAGATAAACACAACTGGGACAGTAATGGAAATTATGAAATAGACTTAGATTTAAATTTTCAAAATATTATGGATGAAAAGACAGCAGGACAAGACGAGCAAAAAGAAGAAAGTTCTGATTTGAATGGAGAAGGTACGC